ACTGATAAATCTAATAGGATTACTCCATTATTAGTATAGCTGTGCATCTGATTTTCAGAAATGATTTCATATTCCTTTCCATCTATTGATTCAAATAGATAAGGCATTCCATTCATTTCAAATCCGTTGGTAATTTTAATTATATTCATATTATATATATTTTACTGCTCTTGCCATTTCTACTACTGAACTATCTGCTGCATTTGTTAATTGTATGGAAATGATTATATAATTATCTACTGTTGTATTAAATGTAGCTGAACTTTTACCATTTGCAGCAACATAATCACTATTACCTGATGTGCTTGCAAAAGTACCACTCAAAGTATTTGAATTAATCCTAAATGTTCTTATTCCTTGAGGTAATACTTGACTTGATGCTGCCATAAAAGTAGCTATTAATGTAGCACCTGTTAAACTTGCAGATGTATTTGTATATGCTCTTAAAGATTGATTACCTGCACTACCAGTTTTAAAAGACCTTGCTAATATTTCTAACATACCATTACCTGTAAATGTATTGGCACGGATTAATAAACTTTGTGATAAAGTATCATTAGTAGTACCTGTTACAGCTGTTCCATTTGTAGCACTTAAAGCTATTACTGAAGGATTAGCACTACCACCTGAATATTGTGGAATATTTAATGTACTTCCAACTAATGTTGCAGCACCACTTGTTCCAGTTGTGGTTAATGTTAACGTATCTTGTTTACCTGCTACGATATTAGATACAGTTACCTTTTTAGTTGATCCACTCTGTACGATAGGAACTACCTCAGTACCGGCTAATGGAGTTGAGGCATTGTTTAATTGAGATATTTTTACATTACTCATATTTATTCTGTTATTAAATTATTATTGTCTTCTGTCATTAAAAATTCTAATAGCTCAGTCATTAATTCAGTTTCATCATCATCTATATTCTGCTGAAACAACTGAAACTTTATAATATTACCCCACCTCATATTAATATATTTTATTTAAAACAAAAATATCTGAATAGATACTATTTGTAGCATTATTACTACCCCATTGAACTGTTATATCTAATGTGTTAGGAATCGTTGTATCAAATGTAGTATTATTAACTACGTTAAAAGCGAAGCCCTGAGTTGTAGCGTTAGATGTTTTAACATAATGGAATGTACCTAATGAAACTATCGATGCAGTACCTGTACCTCCAATCTGCCTAATGGTAAAATTTAAGTTCAAAGAAAATACATCATTAGTAATATTACTAATATTTTGAACACCACTATCTAAAAGTATAACCGATCCTGATTTAACCTTTATTCTTATTGTTTGATTATTAGCAGCAGTTAAAATACCTCCTAAAATAGTAGTAAAACTATCACCTACTGCAAAGCCATTCGCAGGTACAGATAAAGTACCTACTCCTCCATTGATTAATGATGTTTCTACATTCGTTCCTGTAATCGGTGTGCTATTAGCTGTCTGTGCAAATAATCCGTAAGCAGTATTAGGTGGAATGCTATTAATCTGATTCTGTAACTTACCAAAGGCTTGAAGCACAGTATCAGTTGCTGATATCGTACCAGTCAACGCAGTATTCAATCCTGTTAGTACAGTATTTCGTACCTTGTTTGAGATGTTGTTTATATTTATTATTAATCCACTCATAAATCAATATCAATTGTTAAATCACTACAAGTATTATAAGTTCCATTCTGAACTAATACGCTATCCACAAACACATCATAATCTATATCTACACAAACTCCAGGAACTGGATTAGTTGTACAGTTATAATTATCAAAGCATTTCTGATTAGCTCTCAACACAATGTTATAATCAACAATCACAACATCCAAATCGTGTCTCATGTTCAATTCCACATTCTCAAATATGCCCGCCAAATCCTCCTTATTCGTTGAATAATTAACCACGTTTACCGCAACCCTATCAACACCGATTACTGGTCTTAATGACGGAATACTTCTACGGTTAATTGCGTTTACTATATTATTCGCTACATATTCCTGAGAGTAGTTATTGTCCTGATAGATATTACGCCCATGAATCATAACTGCACGCATAGGATGGCTATACTGCCGGTAAGCTGATGAACTGATTACACGATCTAAGTCTTCCATTGCAGCAGTACCATTCTTTAAATGGAATATCAATCCGTTTCTAAAATCGTATGATGTAATAAATCTTAGATTATCTTTTCCTGTGTAGATTGCAGGGAATGTCTGTTCATCCTCTGTAATCAGTTCAGTCAAACCCTTTACCTCCTTAAAAATATTTAAGTTAGTTAGGTTAGTATTTATATAACTGATGACAGCTTCAATCATAAATACAAAGTTAATTATTTATTTATATTTTCCAAGAGTATCTCTCTAAATCTTTTAATGATAAATCCCCTCTCACCTTTCGTTAACTTAAACATATTAGGATAACGTTCCAATATACCATCAATTTTACCTGATGGATTATTAGATGATGCTATAAGCTGAACGAATATACTTACACCTGTTTGTGTATTCCTTGCCAATGGATTCTTACCTGCGTTCTGAAACATCCTCCTGAAGTTACCGAACAACCAAAGATTAACCTTACCCCCTGACCCTTTACCTACCGCTTGCTTAAACTGTCCATATCCACCCGCAAAATACGTTGACTTCCTACGTTTACCGTTCTCAAATGTTGGGCTGTTACTGTTCTTACCTCTCGGCGGATTCTTACGTGGCGTGTACTTTGATAAATTACTTGCGTATATTGGCTTCCTACTGTAACTGTATGCATTACCTTCGCCTGGAGTTGCCTTATCAAACACACGCTTTGATTGTCTGCTAATTATCTCATTAGTCAGTTCAAAGTAATTCTTTACATCTATTGATTTACGCAGCTTTTCTAACGTTGCTGCTGTCCATTGATCAGCGTTTTTATAAGTAGCCATAAGCTACGAATATAATAAAATTTATCGAATAATAAAATCTCTATTCCACATATTCAAGTCGTATATCATCGCATCCAATAAGTCGGATTGCTGTGTTAAATCAGATCGGTTATCCTTCATCCTATGCCCATCTGCCTTTGCTTTCACAAACTCACAATCTCGAATCAGTTCCCTATTCTTTGGATGGATTAATATTTCATCGTAGTTGCTGAACATTGCGTTACATAATACCCTCGCTTCCTGATGTGTTGGGTTCGTTGCATTAAGGTGCAATTGATTCAAGCTAATGCCAAACGTTCTAACAACCTTGTCCCAAATCGTAACACCAACCTTACCTAATACGTTTTGACTTCTGCCTGATGTATCACCTGTTACTTGATATAAATTAAAATTTGCCTGATACGGTGTACGTTCCTTTATCATCTTAACAATAGCGTCTATATACTCCATGCCTTGTATCTGTTCAGGCGTTACTACTACACTATCGAAGTAATGAATGTATCTTTTACCATCTTTTACTCCTCTATGTGCTAACGTACAAACAAACGGATTCACGTTGAAGTCAAAGCTAACGTAAACCATATTAGTTGGTTCATACAATGCTAACTCTGAAACGTGCCTCTGCCTGTCGAATGCGTAAAGCCAGTTCATACCTGCAAGCGTTACCCGTTCACAAAGTACCTCCCTTCTAAATGTGTACTTATCATACACTTTCTCCAACGTATTAATGTAATTAGCAGGCAAGTTCTTTTGATTGTCGTAGGTAGTTCCAACTACTAAAGGTATCTTGTTATCTCCATATATTAGCTCATCAATATCAGGATTACTATGTGGAGGTGTTAATGTATAGAATGTTCTCGGATGCTTTGAGCCTGACATCCTACCCAATACAATGTTTAGCTGATCTAATGATGCCTCTTGGATTTCATCCAACCAAGCCCAACCAAACTCAACTCCTCGTATCTGTGTTTCTAAACTGAATGTGTATATCTGTGCGCCATTATAAAATGACCATACACCAGTATGATCGGTAAACTTTGAACGATAATTAAAATGCTTCTCAGGATTCTTATTAACGTAGTAATGCTCATTCTCATACAGTCCATACAAGGCAAGTACCTGTTTGAACTCTTTTAATGTCGCTTTCGTTAACTGCTTATTAGTATTCGATGCAATGCCTCCTAATTCCTTAGGTCTCTTCACTATCATATTAATAGCAAAGTGGCTACCTGTTATAGTCTTACCTGATCGTATCCCTCCTAAGTATGCAGCGACTGGCTCAACTTCACTCAGTTGTAGTGCCTTCCATTGCTTCTGATGGAGTACTATCATCTTTCATTTTTATACTTTGCAATGAGTCCTTAGCCATCTTTAATCCTGTGTACATACCTACAGCAGCAGCGTGTCCTATTATCTGCAAGTAGTCATCGTGCTTTAGATTCTTTACTTTCTTTTTTGCTCTATTGCAGTAATCAGTTACTAAGTTATTCGCTGTCAGCTTCACTCGGTGTTGCTCCTGCTCCTGTGCCTGTTCCATTTGATTCGTATTTAATTGTTATTTGTGGGACTGTGTAATTAGATTTCTCTTCCTTATTCTCTTCAATCAATCCACATAATTTAGCAGCTATCTGTTGAGATTTGAAAGTACCAGTAAGCGTTCCACTTAGCTGATTAGCATTGCGTTCGTTCACTATATGCGTAACGATATCAACATAGGAAGCATAAGCAGTATTCTTTCTGTCAAAGTATTGCTTAACGTGAAAGCCATAATTCTCATAAACAAAAGCATAGAACTCCTCTTGTAAATAAGGTCTGCGCTTAGGTTTCATTACTATTTCTCCTTTAACTGTTACAGTAGCTTCGTAATCAGGATTATTATCTACGTGAGACTTATAAGCCTTCCACATATCTAATAAATCATCAGGAGTCTTAACGTACTTTTGTTTTATTGGAGGTTTCGGTTTATACATTTATTTTTTCTTTTTAGATGCGTATGTAGGCAGGCTCTTTTGTTTGGTTTCTTTGCTCCACTTTGAGCAGTTCCAACTTCCTGCCTGTCCAACTGATTGTAAATAATAACAAAGTCCCTGCTGTTTTTTAGATTTGAATGGCATATTAGATTAGTTTTAGTTCACGTAATTTAGCTGTAGCCCAACGTTTACCTGCTAATCCTCCCCAAAGCAAAAAACTTATCGTGCCACACGCTTCTGTATCATTCTCATTATAGTAAGCCTCTGCTCTACTTAAATACGAGTACATTCTTTGGATTGTTTCAACTGAGATGGGTTCTTTATTAGCCAGTTGCTGTCCACGAATTTTTCCTATCTGCGTGGCACAACGATTATTCACACGTTCATTCAACTCAATACCACGTTTAGCATTGTTAACAACTGAATCAGGATAATCGTTATATGTAGCCATAATTATAGGGTTATGTAGTCCACCGTATGCCTCATCCCATGCATCAATCTCCCATTCAGAAGGGTAAATCATTTGATGATATTACTTTAGCCTGTTGAACTTCCTCCTCTTTCTTTTCAGCTTTCTGAATAGTTCCACTTGTCCAAACTACCTTACCATTACCAACATAATACTTTGCTTTCTTTGCTTCACGTTCCTCTTTTTTCTGAGATACGTGTGCGCTTACGTTTTGCCCGTTTTGGTTTGTTTCATCATTGATGTTTACAGTAATTGCAACACCTTTCTCCTGTTTACTTTTAACTACTTGTAGTAAAGTTTCTAAAACTTCTACTTTCAAATAAATGTCTAAAATGCTTGCCATGTTTTATAAATTTAATGCAAGGTATAAACTTTTTTATTATCTACCAAATTTTTTAAGATCATCACTTTTCATCCAGGTAGTTTTCCCATTAGTAGTATTTTTAACGAGATCATAATACCCATTCTGTCTTTTCTCAGTAGCGATGATGATAAACTCAACACCTTCTGCTATAAATTTAAACGCCATAATTCATAAAATTATCATACCATTTAACAAAAGAATCAAAATCACGAACGATTATATAAACACCTCCGGCGGATTGTATATGCTGTTCATATTGTTTCTGAACATCAGATTGTCTGTCCTTTGCGTATTTAATCTCAATTTTAACAGATACACCAAATGGCAGAGAGGTAGGTTTTATCGTTGCTGATATATCTGCGCTACCTTTAGTTCCGGTTCCTGGAATAAAGTACCCACCTTTTACGCTACCTTTATCAACTATCCATCTTCCTGTTGTGCTAATCCGTTCAGCCTGATGTCCTGAATAGTTAAGGAATTCAATCACGCATTTAGTAAGTCCGTTTGTCGAATTATCGTTAAATGATTTTTTCGGCAGAGCATACTCCGGAAAGTTAGGATGTTTTGCCTTATTATAATCTGCGTGTAACTTCTGTAATCTTAATTTGTTGTTTTTTGTCATTTCTATGCGTTTTAAACCACTTTTATACTGTCTTTGGTATCTATATACCACAAAGGTAAAAATAATTCGTTAGAAGGCTTCTAAATGCGTTTGTAAAAATATAACTCAGTTTTGTAAAAAGTGTAAAAACCTATTTTGAACTTTTTACACACTTTTTTACAACCCTAACTATCTATATATTATATATTTATCTTTATTTTGTAAAAATGTAAATATATATATATAAAAGTCCTGGTATTCATTTTGTAAAAAGTTAATATAGCAAACTTGAAAAACGTTTTTACAATTTACACTTTTAGTTAACTCTCTCATAATCAAATGTATTTTTGTAAATTTGTAAATTAGAATGGTAAGCCTTTTACAACTTCAGGGGCAAAATTGATCTCAATATCCATTTCCTCTTTAACAAAATTTTCACGTTTAAAAATATATGGCGTACCTATTTTTGAATTTTCACCCTCTAAAGGATAGTACCTTTGATTTTTTCCGATAGGCACTTTCATGTCATTTTTTAACACTTTATGTATATATGGATTATTATAATTATTGTTTTTTTCAAACCATATCTTTTTAATATCCATAGCTGTCATCTTAAATTCATTCATATTTCGATCCTGCATAAAAGCATCTTCAATAAGCATCTCAAGTTCTTTACGTAGTGTGTTTTTAGATTCATCCATAACAACCTCAAGATATTGCGTTCTAATCTCTTCCTCAGTAAAAATCATCCTTGATTTACTCATATCTATATCAGGTAGTTGCTGTAGGTAGCGTAGAAAGTAAGGTATTTCGGATGTCATTTTTTGCTCTATATCAGTAATTCTGTGCTTAATAACACCAACTCTACGAACCCAAAAACGTATCTCTTCCTCATCAATACGCATAAAATCATGCTCTCGGTTAGTTCCGATTATTATCTTACCAAAGAATGGCACTTTATACTGAGATACGAACTTTTGATTAACTGCCATGCTCTTTTGAGTTGCTATTGCTTTGATTTTCTCAACGCTTGATTGTTTCTCTAATACGGTTTCATCAATGGCTATTATGTTTTTAGTAGCATAAAGATGATTGAAAGTACCTGTTAATTCATCCGGCGCTATGTTAACGTAATTATCTCCGAAAAGAATCTCTAAAAAGTTTAGGAATGTAGTTTTACCCGTTTGCCTTTCAGTAGATGCAAGCACTAAAACAGGTAGTATCTGTTGTGGCATCTCATACATTACCTTCATATATTTATATCCGAGTTCTATCTGAGAACCGAAAATGTGATTTAGTAATAAATCTATATGTTTAAATTCTCCATCATGTTCAGCAGGTGAATGAGGGAATTTAGCATAAAGATTATACATAGAGTTTTGAAACTCAGTATAGTTTACATTGTCAGGAATAATAGTGAAGTCATCAAAACGTGGTATTTCTCGAACCATTGCTTTACCATAATCATCCTTTATCTCCTCTTTTTTCCAATTTTTAATAGCTTTAACATTAACACCGTAACGATTAGTTTTGTAATTAATTTTAAAATAATCGCATCCAACCCTAATGAAAGGTATTTGTTTTTTTAAAATTCTAAATTCAACGTAATTCATAGCATCACGATGATTACCGTCAAATTTGCAAATGGTAAGTATTTCAAATTTAGTGTATAAATAATCATCTTTATTTATCTGTACCATACCGGATTCAAGTAATCTATAACTATTACCTTCATCTACACAATAAGCTTCAATAGATGATCTAAGTTCAAATCCATCAACATCGTGGAATATTTGTACAAAGTCTCCATATCTATTAAAAAAATCAACTGCATTCATGTATGGCTTTAGTTTAGCCATATCATCTTGTTTAAAAAATTTAGTACTCATAATGTTAGTGGTTTTTGTTTTCCTTTATTTATCATGTCTTTGGCAGTTTTTATATATCCGTTTACCTTAGATTTTTGATTGAGATAGTTATTGTTAACTATTTCTTTAATTATAATATCTTCAGCTTCCTGTTCAGATAGGTAATTATTAGCAACGTATCCGCCAAGAGCATAACTTATAGCTCTGAGAGGTGGATGTCCATAATCTACTATTTTTGACATTGCGCTGTTTACTAATTTTGCCACTTTATCCACCTGTTTATTTTGATATATTCTAATAGTTGTAACTTTTGGAGGCTGAGGAGGTGCAATATACTGTTTATTCCATTCGATTGCATCCGGTCTATATAATAAATTTTCATCATCAGAAATAAAAAGAGGTAGTACACAGTTCTGAGGTGCTTTATCAAATCCCTTATATTTAGATGCTTCCTGTTCAAATCCTTTATAATAAAGTTTATATTCATCAGGTGAATTTACCACAGGAATACGAAGCAAGGCACGAACTCCTAACCTGGAAGATGATAACCAACAGGCAATTATTTCAGGATATTCATTAAAAAGAAAATCCCTAAAATCAATAGCATATTGTTCAGATTCTAATTTATCAAAGTCAAGAGGTGCAAGTCCTGTAAATGATACGATGCTTTCGTAGTTTCTATATGTACAGTTTACCGCAGGTGTAAAAAAATAAAGTTTCTGTTTTAGATATGCTTTTGTATCTTCATCTTTATTACCTGCTGCAAGTCTAATCTGTTCTAAAATTTCTTTAATGTGTGGCTTTGGATGTTTAATAGCTTCAATCATCCTAAGCATAGAAAGGTTGCCTAATGGTACAACCTCTTTAATGCTACTTCCATAATATTGAAAAATTGGATTCATAAATAAATAAAAAACCCCCATTCAGTACGCAGCCACTACTCTGCGAGCCAAATGAGGGCGATATAATTTCGGTTATTATCCTGTAGTGGAGGATATAAATGTAAAGAACGAGTGCAAATATAGGCAATATTTATATAAAAACAATTAAAATTAGCAATTAACAAAATTTTAACAAGTATTTTTTTTGTTATTAGAAATAAATAAATGAATATTTGCAAAAATAATTTATGAATCAAATAATAGAAGAAAATTACAAAGTAACTGTTAAACGTGGATTAATAACAGAAAATACTAAAATGTCAGATTTTTTAAATAAAATAGATGAGGAAGTAAAAGAGTTTAAAGATAGTTTAGAGTTTAATGAATTAGCTGATATTATACTTGTATGTTTAAATATAGCAAAGCATTATAATATAGATATAGAAAATCAATTAATAAATAATATAAATAAAAACAAAAACAGGTAATTATGGAAAATCAAATTTTAGAGATTAAAACAAAAATTAGTAATTTATTAGAAGATAAAGATTTTTCTAATAAAGTTAATTTAATTAATGAATTAAGAGAATTTATTCATGAATTAAGCCCATTTAAAAATGAACCAGTTGATTTTGTAAAGTGGATAATATCAGATGATGTTACAAGTAATGATTATAATCCAAATAAAGTAGCTCCACCTGAAATGGAATTATTAGAAATTTCTATTATGAATGATGGATATACTCAACCTATAGTAACTTGGGAAAATGAAAATAAAAATAAGATTGAAGTTATTGATGGATTCCATAGAAACAGAGTAGGTAAAGAATCTAAAATTGTTAGACAAAGAATAAATGGGTATTTACCTATTGTTAATATAAGAAAAGAACAAACTGGTAAAAATGATAGAATTGCATCTACAATAAGACACAACAGAGCAAGAGGTAAACATCAAATAGATGCTATGAGTGAAATTGTATTAGAATTAAAAGCCAGGAATTGGAAAAATGAAAGAATTGCTAAAGAATTAGGAATGGATGAAGAGGAAATTTTAAGATTATGCCAAATAACTGGATTATCTGATATTTTTAAAGATGAAGATTTTAGTAAATCATGGGAATCATCAGATTCAATACATTCATATGATCCAATTGATGATAATATAAGTGATGAAGATTTTGAAAATTATAGGACAGTTAATACTTCTGATCCTGATAGAATATTTCATACTTTTGAACATTGGGAATGTCATAAAGCCGGATTTTACGCCTCTAAAAAAGATGGAATGACAGCAGAGCAATGTGAGCAGTCTTATGCAGATTTTTTATCAAATGATGAATTATTTAGAAAAGGTTTAGAAGGTGTAATAAAAGATTGGAAAAATTCATGTGAACATTATTTAACTAATAAAGCAATGAATAGAATTGCATGGTTAGGACAAGCTGCTATGTGTTATTCTACTGGTGTACCTTCTAAGTTCTGTTCAGGATTTAATAGATTACTTCCTTTAGAACAACAAATAGCAAATGAAACTGCACTTGAATATTTAAATAAATGGATGATTTTAAATAATAGAAGTGAAGTAACAATGGAAGAGGCTTTATCAATTGGAAGACAAGTAAATATTTATTAATATGGCAACTAAAGTATATCAAAACAAAAATGTATTAAATGCAAGCATAGATAGAATATCTTATGTATTTGATAATTTCGAGAGAATTTACATTTCATTCTCAGGTGGAAAAGATAGTTCAGTTATGTCTCATTTAGTATTAAATGAAGCACGTAAAAGAAAAGTTAAAGTAGGATTTTTAATAATTGATTTAGAAGCTCAATATGATGATACAATAAGTCATATTGAACACATGATTGATTTATATTCTGATGTAATAGATTTACATTGGGTATGTGGAGAATTATTATTAAGAAATGCTGTTAGCAATTATGAACCAAGATGGATTTGTTGGGATGAATCTAAAAAAGATATTTGGGTTAGAGATAAACCAAAAAATGCAAGTAATTTAAATCAATATGATTTTTATATTCCAAAAATGGAATTTGAAGAATTTATGGTATTATTTGGAGAGTGGTATTCTCAAGGTAAAAAAACTGCAGGGTTTATTGGTATAAGAGCTGATGAAAGTTTACATAGATATAGAGCTATAACATCACGCAAAGATGGATTAATGTATGATAATTTAAAATGGACTACAAGAATATCATCTAATTTATTTAATGTATATCCAATTTATGATTGGAAAACTGAAGATATTTGGATATTTCATGGAAAGTATAGACACCTCCCACATAATAAGATTTATGATAAAATGATGATGGCAGGCGTTAAAATTAGTCAACAAAGATTATGTCAACCGTATGGAGATGATCAAAGGCGTGGATTATGGTTATATCATATTTTAGAACCTGAAACTTGGTATAAAATTGTAGCGAGAGTAAATGGTGTAAACTCAGGTGCTTTGTATATTCAAGAAAATGGTAATATGACTGGATATAATAAAATATATAAGCCTGAAGGTCATACTTGGAAGAGTTTCTGTAATTTATTATTACAAACTATGCCTAAAAAAACAAGTGATCATTATAGAGAAAGATTTGTTAAATTTATTAAAGGATGGCAAGATAGAGGTTATAAGGTTATACCTGATGAAGCGCCGGAAGATTTAGAATCTAAATGTTGGGTTCCATCCTGGAGGAGAATGTGTAAAGTTATTTTAAGAAATGATTATTGGTGTAAAGGATTAGGACAAACACAACCAAAATCAGATGCTTATATTAAATTTAAAGAAATAAAGCATAAAAGATCCTTAGAATCAAAACTTTAAACATATTAACAAAAATTTAACAAATAAAAATTTGGTTGTTTAAATTAAATGCATTTACTTTGTCTTCATAAATAATTACACAATATGAAAACAAATTACGATCAGGTAACAGAGTTGCTAACTCAACTAAACTTAAACTTTGATGATTTTTATTCTATTTATTTAACTAAAAATAGCATTCAATTATCAGCCAATTTTAACACTGAATTATCAAAGATACTTATTAATAATGACTTTGAAAGTAGAGTATCTTGTAATACTGGAGTACTTAATTTTACAAAAAATAATTTAACAATTACTTTATTATGAAAACCTATTTTACTTTTATGTACAATGACCGCAAGTGTGAGGTTGAGATGTACGATACTGATAACACAATGTGCGTAGCTACTTTTGAGGTAGATTGTGAAACATTACTACAGCATGAGTTTAAACTTACTGATTTAGATTTGTCATGTAAAGGCTCATATTTCACATGGGATTATTCAACTGAATCACCAAAAGAGGAGGAATTTATATTTAATCCTTATTTAGATGGGTTTGACTACTGCGAATCTGATGTTATTGATTATTTATTTAATGCTAACTTTGAACTTATAACATTATGAGTATAGTAAAAATTGCTGACTTGTATTCAGATATACAGGCAGCCGCACAGCAGGATCAATTACAATACTTGCTTAATCAAGATCCTAAACCTAATTGGGTAAAAACACATCCGTACATCAAAGGATATAAGTACCTCCCGATTGACAAAGTTGAGTATCTTTTAAAGCGAATATTCAAAGCCTATAAGATTGAAGTCACCGATCAGGGGCAGTCATTTAATGGAGTTTATGTACGTGTACGTGTACATTATCAAAACCCAATAACAGGCGAATGGTTATTCCATGATGGCATAGGAGCTATGCAGTTACAGACTAAACAAGGGAGCAGCCCTGCGGACTTAGGGAACATTAATAACGGAGCTGTGAGTATGGCTTTCCCGATGGCTAAGACATTGGCAATTAAAGACGCTTGTGATCATTTCGGAAGATTATTTGGAAGTGATTTGAATCGAAAGGATTTAGCACCTCATTCAATGGATGTAACTTTGCAGGAGAAGGCAGAGGAGGAACGTAATCGTTTACAGTTACTTTTAGAGAAAGCAGATACACCTGAGTTAAAACAAAAAATAAAACAGCAATATGAAGCACATAGTAAGTTTCAGCAAGGCAGTTGATAAGCTTTTTGACCAGGATTTAAGCAAAGAACAAACATATAAACAATTAAAAAGATACATTAAATATTTATACAACAATGAAATACAGGGCATCGGCAATAGGCAAATTAATGACAGAACCACGAAGTAAATCGGAGGTACTGTCGGAAACCACTAAAAGCTATTTATTAGAATTGTGGATTGAGAAAAACTACGGAAGAAAAAAAGTAATTGATAGTAAGTACATGAATAAAGGCATAGCAGTTGAAGAGCAATCTATTACTCTTTATTCACTTCATACCGGCGAATTCTATAAAAAGAACAATTACAGACATCAGAATGATTATATTACCGGAGAACCTGATATCATTACAGATGAATGCATCATTGATATTAAAAGTTCATGGGATATTTTTACCTTTATGGCATCAAAGCATAGCAAGGCAATTAATAAGGATTACTATTGGCAGTTGCAGGCTTATATGGATTTGTTCGGTAAAAAATCAGCTAAGTTAGTTTATGTATTATCGAATACACCTGATGAGATTATTGAACGTGAAGTGAGATTCCGTACCTGTGATCCAAAGGAATTTAACTTTGATGATATACCAACTGAGCAGCGTATCTGTGAGATTTCAGTTGAATATAACGAAGATGATATAAAAAGAATGTATAACCGTATAAACGAATGCAATGAATACTATCAAAGCCTTAAAGCATGAGATTACTAAGATAGCCAATGAGAATGGCTTATGTAATATTAGCATCGAGATTACAACTAATCTCAGTTCAGAACATGAAATATTTACTCTTTATCATTCAAAAGACTGGGATAAACATACAGTAATAGATGCACTAAATGAACAAGATTTAATAACAGAATTTAAAAATTATGCGACTAAAAACAGAAATTAAACAGAGAAT